GGATAGGGTGGCTAACGATAGGGTAACTGTGTATCCTTTCCCTGTGTGGCCTGTAAATCAGACCACGGCATGGTTAGGATCAGTTAACTCGGCTTACGGACCCGCTTGGGCCTCGTATGGTACGTCGGGAGCTATACCTATGATATTTATACCTCCATTTTGGGATCCAAATGGAGACAGGGATAGGGTACCGGGAGGCGGTAATGCAAGGGTGTTATGTGCCGGAAAGACAAACCTACCTATGACCGTTCCCTCCGACGTTGGAGCTATGGACATGGGTGAAGTTAATACAGACTCCTTGTCTGGAGGCGGAATTGGTGTGTCATTGGCACACCTTTTTCGTTGACCACAGGAGTCTAAGCCCTGGAGCATTGCGAGTAACTAACTTAATTGGTCTGCCCAAGCGTAAGCTGTGGAAAATGTTAACCGAGTTGGATAGTACACAAGAATCTCCACTCTTGTCTACTCCCTCCGGCGCGGATCTAAGTTGGAAACAGTTATGTAAGGAAAGCCGCAATTTAGTTGGTAAAAGTTCAGACAGGCTCAGGGCAGGAGGGATTGAATCAGCAGACCTTACTAAGGACGAGGTCTCACGATCGCGTTTGGCAAGGTCTGTTAGTATTTCTAGATACTGGAAGTTGGTACCTAAGCGTTTGGGAATCGGATTATCAACTTTCTCAAAAACTGTCCCGGACAGATTCAAGAGGGTGGTGAAACTTGTTTTTGACCAACTCCATATAAATCACACGGACGAAGAGTCAGTGGTTTTGGAAATATTGAAGAAATTGGGGACATTGGCGAAGAAATTCAATGATTTCTTGTTTCCGGGTTACTGGAGGTGGTTTGTTGATTTGGACAACCTTGCCGGTTACAAGGAAACAGAAAATTTCAGTGCCAAGGAGGAATTGACGGATTGGTTTCAGAACGGTTGGAATATCAATGGATGGGAGAAAGTAGCTCCGTCGTTTAAAGCTGGCTGCTCTGACTTTTTACGAGAGTTACCGGGTCTAGACTATGCAAACAAATGGTGTAAAGGAGCAGAACAGTGGTCTGAGGATCCAGCTAATTGGGGAAGAGCGGGATCAACTATGGCACGAGGCAGTCTTGGTGGCTCAACGAAAAAAGAAATTCTCCTATTTGATGCTGATAATGCACCATTTTCGGCACCTGTAAACAAGTGGCGTACTGCTATGTTGACTGACCCTGAATATATCCTTGGGATACTCAGGGGTACAAATTCCGTGTCGCACAGAGGAAGCAAAATATCCCAACTTAATTCATTGATATTGAAAAGAGAACCTAAGAAAGTACGTGGAGTCGTATCGAGTGATGATTACATGTACATTCGTATGTCGTACGTGTCGTCATGGCTTGAAAGAGCACTTTCTGGGTCTTCGAGAAGTACGCTGTTTATGAGTGCGGCGCAAAGACTAGATTTTTGGATTAGAGTGTGTTCCTCCGTTAAGGAAGGGAGTTGGCACTTACCACTAGATCAGTCAGGATTTGACAAACATGTTACTCAACGGATGTTGTCATTTTGTTGTTGGGCAATAACTTCTTGTATTAGAAATAATTGCACTAACAACAAAAGTGATTTGCTCCATGTAATGCGT